TAAAGCTTATCGAGAACTTAAAGACACTGAAGATACTCGTTCCTTTGCAAAGGTAGCAGAATTATCTAATCAACCATTACCTACTATAGTTGCACTCTCTAAAGCATATCATTGGAAAGCACGAGCTAAAGCTTATGATATATATCTAAAGCAGAGATTAGATATTATTAGGCAAAAAAATATTGAAGAAACAGAAAATAAGCATCATAAAGCTGCAAAAGAATTATTTGAGTTATGCATTGAGGGTATAAAAAAAGTCCTTAAAGAGTTTAAAGATAATCAAAAAGGATTAACACAGGAAGATATGAGGGCATGGCTACGAATGGCAGTAAAAATGGAAAGGGTAAGTCTTGGGCTTCCACCAGAAACACCATTAAATAATGATGAAAAGGAAGCCATAAATGTAGTGGCTAATTATCAAATGAATAAACTTACTAATAATAACAATCAACAGCTAACAGTAACACATAATAAATTGGAAAAGGTATTAAATATTTTATCTAAAACAGGAGCATTAAAAAATGTTTTAGAGAGTATGAATGGCAGTAATGGTAATAAAAAGATTGAACAAGAAGTTTTTGAAGGAGAAGTAATAGATGATACCGAATAAACTAAATATTCTTGCTGATTTAGATACATCTGAATTATTACAATTAAATGATGCACTTACTCCAAAGATGACTAAGTATATTCCGCATGACCCTACAATAAATCCAAAGCAACATGCCTTTTTACTACTTAATAATTTGGAATCTTTCTATGGGGGCGCAGCCGGAGGAGGAAAAGCACAGAAGCTCAAAAGCGCAATTCAAACACCCTTTGGACCACAAACTATGGGAGATATGCAATTAGGCTCTCAAGTGTGTAATCCAGATGGAAATATATCAAGAGTTATTGCAATTCATCCACAAGGTGTAAAAAATATTTATAAGGTCTCTTTTACTGATGATGCTTCTACGTATGTTACTGAAGACCATTTATGGCTTGTTTCTTTTTCAGGTAAACCTAAAAAGAACATAAAATATTATATAGATACTCATGAGGAAGTAATGGGAAGAATATGTAATACTAAATATTTAATGGAGCATCTTGAAAGACAAAAGATAAATAATAAATATTATTATCCTTTAATTCCATTAACTCAACCAGTTAGATATACTTATCCATTAAATAGATATATAGCTCCACTTATTCTTCATCCATATCTTATAGGCGTTCTTTTAGGTGATGGATGTTTTACTATACATCACAATAAAATTTCTTTTTCTTCTGTAGATGAAGAAATTATCCATAAAGTACATTCTTTAGGATACACCATTAAAAAAATAAAGAATTCTATTACTTGGGTTATTGAAGATATAAAAGATAAAATTGTTAAATTAGACCTAAATGGTTGCCTTGCAAATACTAAAGTTATACCTGATAGATATAAATATGCTTCAATAGAGGACCGAAAACAATTAATCCAAGGATTAATGGACACTGATGGCTACGTAGATAATAGAGGACACATGTCTTATACAACAATAAGTAAACAATTAGCCAAAGATTTTAGACAAGTAATACTTAGTTTAGGAGGTAAAGCAACTATTACAGATAGAATACCTAGTTATACTTATAAGGAAAAAAAGTTAAACGGACAAAAGGCTTATACAGTATATTTTAATACGCCCATTAATCCTGACCTTGTATCGTTATCAAGAAAGAAACAATTTACACAATATAGTTTTAATGGCGGTGCATCACAATTAAAAAGACGAATGGTCTCAATAGAGCCTGCAGGACAAGAAGAATGTCAATGTATTACAATAGACCATCCAAATGGTTTATATCTAACTGATGATTTTATTGTTACACATAATAGTGATGCTCTACTTATGGCAGCATTACAATATGTAGATACTCCAGGATATGCTGCAATGTTATTTAGACGGACATTTCAGCAATTATCCCTAGAGGATTCATTATTGGATAGAGCAATGAAATGGTTGCATCCTTATAGGAAAACTAAAGAAATCCATTGGAGTGAAAAAAAGCACCGTTATACATTTCCATCAGGGTCAACGTTAACTTTTGGACATCTTGAACATGAAAATGATAAATACAACTATGATAGTGCAGCTTTTCAATTTATAGGTTTTGATGAAGTAACTCAATTTACTGAAACACAATATACTTATTTATTTTCAAGGCTTCGTAAACTTGCAGATTTCAATGTTCCATTAAGATTAAGGTCAGCATCTAACCCTGGTGGAATAGGGCATGAATGGGTAAAGAGACGTTTTATTACATTTCCAGAATTAGAGGATATTATAACAATTCCTGCATTTATGGAGGATAACCCTGAACTTGATAGAGTTGCTTATGAGAAATCTCTTGAAAAATTAGACCCTATTACCAAAGAAAGACTACGTTGGGGAAATTGGGATGTTAAACAAGAGGGAGCAATGTTTGATAGAACATGGTTTAAAGTTATAGATAAACTTCCTGATATTCCATTAAAAAAGGTTCGTTATTGGGATAAAGCTGCCACACCAAAGATGACTACAAATAATCCAGCATATACTGCAGGAGTTCTTATAGGTGAAGCAAATGGTTTCTTTTACATTATAAATGTTATTAGAGTTCGTAAGACTCCCTATGAAATAGAAAAATTAATTAAAACAACTGCAATGTGGGATGGAACTAATGTGGATATATGGATGGAGCAAGAGCCTGGGTCATCAGGAAAAGATGTAATAGACCATTATGCTAGAACAGTTTTAAAATCATTTCATTTTAGAGGTAAAAAGGAAACAGGCTCTAAAGAATCCCGTGCAGAAAAATTTAGTTCAGCAGCACAGCAAGGAAGAGTTTATGTACTTAAAGGAGCATGGAACGAAGATTATTTTGATGAACTTGAAGTTTTTCCAAACGGTAGATTTAAAGACCAAACAGACGCCTCTAGCGGTGCTTATAATAAACTACAGGATGTTGCCCGTTATGACCAATATCCTATAGAAGTTGGAAAAGGAAGTTCTTATTGGAAATCAGCATAAGGAGCATTAAATTATGACAGAAAATTTAGAGGGAATTAAAACTCCAGAACAGACGGACAATAGTAAAGTTACAAATCAACATTTTGCTGAAGTTGGAATTACAGGACTAAAACGTTCAGGCGGATATGTTCAGGAAGAATTTTTAACTAATCTTGTTATGCCACAATGCTTAAAAGTCTACAAAGAGATGGCATCTAATGACCCTGTAATAGGGGCAATACTTTTTGTTTTTGAACAGCTCGCAAGAAAAGTTACATGGAGAATTACCCCTGGGGGTAATAAAAGTGAAGATTTAAAAATTACAGAATTTGTAGATTCATGCAGAAAGGATATGTCCCATTCCTGGGATGATTTAATTACAGATATTTTATCTGAATTTGAATATGGATGGGCATGGCATGAAATAGTATTTAAAATAAGGGGTGGAGATGTTAGAAATCCTAAATTTAAAAGTAAATATAATGATAAAAAAATAGGATGGCGAAAAATTGCAGGAAGGTCACAAGATTCATGGCATAGCTGGATTTTTGATGAAGAGGATGAACTCGTAGCTATGATACAACAAGCCCAAAGTGATTTTAATACCAGGATAATACCATTTAATAAATCATTACTTTTTAGAACAAAAGCTAACCGAGGAAATCCAGAAGGTCGCAGTCTTTTAAGAAATGCCTATAGACCATGGTTTTTTAAAAAACATATAGAAGAAATTGAAGCCATAGGAATAGAAAGAGATTTAGCAGGACTCCCACAGTTAAATACTCCAGAGAATGTGGATATATGGTCAGGTACACAGGAAGCAACCCAATTGAAAAATACTCTAGAAACAATAATAAGCAATGTAAGACGTGACCAGAATGAAGGTTTAATTTTTCCGCATGGATATGAATTTCAATTAGTATCTACTGGTGGAAGACGGCAAATTGATACTAACGCTATAATAAATAGATATGACCAGAGAATTGCTGTAA